AATTGTGATGCTTGAGTGTGGTAGTGGCGGGGACAGTTTTGTTGGGACAACAAGTGGAAGTGATTTTAATATTCGCACTAACAATATTACTAGGGCCACATTTGATAACGCAGGTAACTTGCTGGTGGGGCAAACAACATTAAGCGGCACTTCAAATGGCTTTTTTGTTTCTCCTAATTTTGGAGGAACATCTGGTAATTGCATTGTGTATGCAGGAAATTCTGGCACAACAAATTCCAATACTTCATACAACTTGTATTCAACAGGTGCAAGTGCATATCGTTTTTATGTTGGATTGGGTGGAACTGTTTACGCAACCAGCACAACTATCACAGCAATATCAGACCAGCGTTTAAAAGAAAATATCCGTGATTTGGATGATGGCCTTGCATCAGTGATGGCATTGAAGCCCCGCAAGTTTGATTGGAAAGAAGGCAAAGGCGCAAACATTAAAGATGCTCGCGGTTTCATTGCTCAAGAGTTTGAAACTGTGTTTCCTGACATGATTGAAGAATGGCGTGACCCTGCACCAGAAGGTGAAGAACCATATAAAGCAATCAACGCCAATTTGATTCCTACGCTTGTCAAAGCCTTGCAAGAACAACAAGCCATCATTCAATCACTCACCGCCCGTATAACTGCTTTAGAAGGAGCATAAACCATGTCAACAATCGTTTGGAACATCAGCGCAATGAACTGTTACCCGCAAGCAGAAGGGGAGACAGATGTTGTATTCACCGTTCACTGGACTTGCAGTGGCACACAAGAGCAAGATGGCAAGACCTACAGCGGTTCTGTCTACAGCACTTGTGGCGTGACCTATGTCGCAGGAACACCGTACACCCCGTATGCTGACTTGACGCAAGAACAAGTGCTTGGCTGGATTTGGTCATCTGGTGTGGACAAAGACGCTACAGAGGCGGCTGTTAACTTGCAGATTGCACAAGCTATCAACCCACCTGTGGTGACACCCCCGCTTCCCTGGAGTGCATGATGAGCGTTAACTCACCCTTCACACCCACAGGCAACACTGTCACGTTCACAGGCGTGATAACCACGCCTCCTACGCCCGTACAAGCTAACAGCTACTCTCTAGGCTCTAACCAGTACCGCATCCTTAATGCTGGCACTGTTACTGTCTTTCTGGGTGTGGGCAACACCGCTGCTGGCGCTACTGCAAATGCAACTGTAGTCACCAGTAATGCGGCGGCTATCCCACTGCTTGCGGGTACAGATGAAATACTGACGTTCTTACCCAACGCCTATTTCACAGGTATCACAAGCTCTAGTTCTGCTGTTGTCTACATCACACCCGGTAGCGGTTCGTAATGTTAAAGACGGCTAGTTCAATCACAAATGCCATAGGTGCTCTTAACTACAAGGGCACATGGGATGCTGCGACCAACAACCCGACTCTTGTGTCTAGTGTTGGTACGCAGGGTGATTACTATGTCGTTTCTGTAGCTGGCTCTACAAACCTCAACGGCACTACTTTGTGGGGTGTCGGTGACATGGCTATCTTCAACGGTAGCATCTGGCAAAAAGCAGATGGTGGTGATACCAGCCTAGTCACAAGCCTGACGGTTACTGGTCTGACAGGATACATGTATGCCAACAACACCACACCTGTTACCGCATCTACAACCATTCCTGTAGCTAACATCTCTGGCGCTGTACCCAACACAGTTAACGTCATTGCTGGCACAGGCATGGCTGGTGGTGGTGCGCTCACAGGTAACGTCACGCTAAACCTCGCCAACACCGCTGTGACTGCTGGCACTTACGGTAATGCTTCTGCTGTCTCGCAGATAACCGTAGACGCACAAGGCCGCATTACCAGCGCTGGGAATGTCACGATTGCTATTGCCAACTCTGCTGTGTCAGGGCTTGGCACTATGTCTACCCAGAATGCAAACAACGTAGCCATCACTGGTGGCAACATCACTGGCATCACAGGTAATGTGGTTGGTGCTATTCCTAACGGCACAATCACAAATACTCTCCTGCAAAACAGCACTGCTACGCTGGGGAATGCAACCATCACGCTGGGTGGTACTACCAGCTCTGTAGGCAACTTAACTCTTGCTAACGTGACGGTGAGCAGTGGTAATGTCACGGCTAATGTGTCGCTGACAAACGCAACAAATGCAAGTGCCACGTTTGCCACATCCAGCTTGCCCCTTGTACCTGCCGGGTACTTGAAATTCCAACTTGCTAACGCTACGGTTGTGCTTGTGCCGTACTACGCCCAATGAACATGGAATCATTGTCATACGTCAAGTACGGGGACAAGGACGGCCTCGGAGAATTCCTGTTTGAGAACGGTGTGCAGCACCAACTCTTCTACGAGATTCTGGCTGACAAGGGAATACTTATTCAGAAATATCCCATCACAGATGCTGACCCTGCAAACTTGGATGACTGGTTGTTTGTGCATAACCAAGAACATCAAGCTCTGGCTACGATTCTGAACCTGGATAACCCGTTTCAGTTGCTAGACAGTGACTGGAATGTGGAAGAAGATTTCTACGACTGGGTTGGTGTGCATCAATCTATTCATCAACAGATAGCATCGTCTTTGGGAGTTTGACATGGCATTAGACCCACAAGCAAAAAGTTTTGTTGCCTATAAATTTGGCACAACCCCAGAAAAATTAGATGTTCTATCTGGAATCCCAGGGTTTGACTCAGAATTAGAAAGAGGATTCCGTGTTTTTGCAAATGGAATGTCTAGCGTTGAGAGCCGTGGGAACATGGTAAGCGGCGGTCTTGGCATCATGTCAAGAGCAATTAAAGGAGCAACAGCCGACCCTATTGCTTTTGTAAAATCAGCAATGCGTGATGCCGTCTATAACGGGAAAACAGATTTACTCAAACAAGAAATTGCGTATTTACAGAAAAACAATATCCCTGTAGAAGATATTAAATCTTTATATACAAGTTATGCAACAGAGAAAGCGAATGCTGATGCGGCTTATGCCGCCGCTCAACAAGGTGGCGGTGGTTTATTTGGTGACATTGGTAAATTTTTTGCCAGCATAGACCCCAGCACTGCTATCAGCAAAGCAGCTACAGATTTATTTAGTCCTGTTGCGGCGGCAGCAACAGATTTATTCCAGCCCGTAGAAAAAGCTGTCACTACTGCTGTCTCAGATGTAAGCAAAGCTCTCAGCACGGATGATGCTAAGAAAGCTATGGCGATTGGTGCTGCTTTCTTTGTTCCAGGTGTTGGTGCGGCTATTGGTCAATCACTTGTGTCTGCTGGTGTGATTACTGGTGCGGCTGTTCCGTATGCCGCAGCAATAGGCACAGCCATTGCCAGCACAGCATCACAAGTAGCACAAGGTGTACCTTTAGAGCAAGCCCTGGGAAATGCAACTACGAATGCTGTTGTTTCCACAGGAGCTCCAAGCGTTGCACAAGACATTAACGCTCTTGTGAAAAGCCCTGCGGTGGCAGACGCCATCACATCTGCTGGCGCATCTGCGCTGAAGACAGCGGTGGCGGGTGGTTCTGCTGAAGACATTCAGCGCAACATGACGGCGGCACTTGCCGGGTCTGCTGCATCATCTTTGTATACAGAAGCCGCACAAGCAGAGACTGCCGCAACGGGGCGCACTATTGGCGCTGCGGTTGGCGGTGCGGTTGCTGGTGGTGCTATGGGTGCTGCTACAGGCGCTGCCAGCGAATTGGGCAGACCAGAGACAACTCCAACCAGACCTCCTCAGTTGGCTGAAGCTGATACTGGCACAGTTTCAGATGTTCCAACGCTGACAGAGACTTTGGTAACGGCAACACCAGAAGCGCCTGGTATTGGTGACACATCCATCATCACGCCAGAAACCACCATCAAACCCCAAGACAAAGCAGTGATAGAGGCCACTGGTATTGGGGCCTTTCCAACTTTGCCGCAGGTGACTGTAACTGCTACACCAGAACCACCGCCGATAGAAGACACGGCTATTGTTACCCCGGACGTAGATGTAACAAAGAAAGAAGACACCTCTGTCAAACCTGTCACAGAAGAGGAAAAACCTCCTGTTGCAGAAGAGACAGAAGAGACAGTGGCGGAAGAAGACACGTACAAGCCGGAATTGTTTATCTACGGCGGGACTACCCCCAAGCCCAAGACCCGGACAACAACCAACTTGGGCACTACACTACAGGCTCCGTTTTATCCGTCTACCACTCTGGGACAGGCATTGACAGGATACCGTGGAGCGGGTGAAATTGAGGGTAAGAAAACGGGTAAACCTCGCCGGGATGTGTGGAACGAGGAATCACTGCGTCTTAAAGATGCGTTAGGACTGTAAATGGCTTCAGCACTCAGGAAAATGACCAGCGTTGGCGCAGATGTGCGCCAGATTGCCGCTCTGTTGCAAGCGAAAGCCCCACAAGGGCATATGCTGGCTTACATCACTCCCAAGGAAGCCGCACTGTTAAAAGCAGAAGGTGGTTCTGGAAAACCTGATGCAGAAACAGGAATACCGTCTTTCCAAGAGGAATATGGTGGAAATGAGTTCTATTCTGTGGCTGATATGCCCCAGGAAAGCTACGGTGGGCCAAGCACGGAAGCAGAAACTGTTGGGTCAGCCCCCCAACTTCCAGAAACAATTTCGGCTCCCCCGCCCCCAGAAATTTCTAATTTCCCGGTTTACGAGCCTCTGACAGTTGGTGGCAGAGAATTGCAACCAGCAGAGTATGCGGGTGCGGCAGACAGGTTGGCAACACCCACCTCTCCAGTTGCCCCCAGTCCCTTGGACGTTCAGCAGTACATGGACATAGGTGCAGGACGGGCTACCGCACTGCCAGACCAAGCTCCCACTCAAGACATTGGCTTGATGGACAGGGCTGCAAAAGCTACAGGGTTGAGCAAAGACACTCTTGCCCGTTTAGGCATCACTGGCGTACAAGCCTTGCTGGGTGGCAGACAAGCTGCACAGGCACGGGAAGCTGGTCAGGCTGGCAAGCGTGAGATACAAGCAGTTGCGGCTCCCTACCAAGCTAAAGGCCAGGAGCTACAGGCGGCTGCACAGCGGGGTGAACTCACCCCTACAGGTCAACAAGCTATTGCTGCGGCACGGGCACAGGCCGCACAGGGCGCAGAGCGCAGAGGCGGTGTGGGCGCACAGCAGATGGAGGCACAGGTGCAAGCCTTGCGTCAACAGTTGTTGCAACAGCAGTATGACTACGGTCTGAAGTTGTCGGGTATAGGCGACCAGATGGCGCTGGGTGCTATCCGCACGGGTATGCAAGCTGACCAGTATGCTAACCAGTTGACCTCTTCATACTTCAACAACATTGCCAGAATTGCCGCTGGCACGCCCACTGCAAGAGCGGAGGCCTAATCATGGCACTGGCTGACACTCTCAAACTACCAAAAACAGCAGCTTTGCTGGGTGGGCAGGGTTTGCCTAAAACTCCTAAGGGATATGTGGGCCTTGCTGAAAAAGCACCTGTAGAAGCAGAATTGTCTGAAGCACAGGCAAAAGCAGAAAAAGACATTGGCATGGCTGATGTTGGCATTGAACGTGCCAAACAAGAGCAAAAGATACAAGACTTAGAAAGTCAACAGGTTCTTGCTCAAAAAGCAGCGCAGGACATTAGAGCTTTGCCGGAACGTGAGGCATTAAAAGGCAAGCGTGAAGAGTTTGCGTCAATGGCATTCGCTCCTACAAAAGACAATGCCCAGGACTTGGCTGGCCTGTTCTCGTTGGTCAATGTCATTGGCATGGCTGTTGGTGGTGGCGGCAAGCAAAGCGCACAACAAGCCATGTATGCCATGAATGGGATGCTGGAAGGCTACCAAAAAGGTAAGGCTGACCTGTACAAGAAAGAAAAAGAGTCTTTTGACAAGAACTTCAAGGCTATGCAAGAGGCTGTCAAGACCTTGGAAAAGGATTATGAAGAAGCGGTCAAGATGTATCAGTACGACAAAGAGGCTGGCGAGATTGCTCGTAAGCTGGCTTTGGCTCGTTCTGGTTCTCCGTTGTTCAAGGCGATGGAAGACCGTGTGGGCATGGTGGGAACACTCAATGCCATCAAAGAGTTGCGTACCAGCGTGGACAAAGGGGTGATGCTGCAAAACAATTTGCAGAAAGTCGCTGATGACAGACGTTTGAAAGAAGAAAATCTACTGTTAAGACAAATAAATGCTGAAAACAAAGCGGCAAAAGCTCCCGCCGCCACTCGCCAAGGTCAAAACGCATTGACGTTTGCATCACGCCAGTACGGAAACATTGCCAACGCTGTGCAAGACTTAAAAAACATGCAAATGTTGCCAGCAACTGCACAGTCTCCAACCTTTGCCGGAATGATTGGTGTTGACCCCAACACAGCCCTTTCTAGCATCAGCGCACTTGCCGCTAGAACAATCACTTCTAAAGAAGAAAAGGCTTTTGAGCAAATCACAAACAGCTTGGATGCTGCGTTGTCACGGCTTGAGGCACAGGGTTTGGCAAGCGGGGCAACCAAGGCTGCTATCCAGAGCTTTAATTCGTTGAAGCCCAGAAAAGGCGATTCAGCCATCAACATGGCTTTGTATATTGCCCGTGTCAAGCAGGAAATTCAAACGGGTATTGACGTTCATTCAAAAATGCCGGGTGCAACACCTGAGCAAAAAGATTCGGCAAGAACTATGCTGGGTGAAATCAACAGGGTTGTGCCTTTTGATGTTGATACAGTGCTTGATACATTAAGAAAAAACAGAAAATCGCTGGATTCAAAAATTAAAGGTTTGCTGCAAACACCGCCAATTTCATCTGGCATTCAAATTCCAAAAGATTTACCGCCAGAACCCGCCGTTTCTGTTCCGGCTCCGGCTACCATGTCTGCCAAACAAAGGGCGCAGCCTGGAGAGCAAGTGTTCACAGATGCCGCTGGCAACAAAGCAGTTAAACGAAATGAACAGTGGGTGGAGGTTGAATAATGGCTTTTGACCCGTCTACAGCTAAACCTCTGCCTGGAGGTTTTGACCCATCTACCGCAAAGCCAGAACAAACCGGCGGTGCTGCGTTTGGTATTTATCCCAAACAACGTGCTACACCATCTAGGCCAGAGACAAAAGAGGCTGTGCAAAAAGGTGTTGAATCTGCTGCCTCTGGAATGGAAGCGTTGGGATTTTTCCCGCCTTCAGAAGAAAAAGAGTTTGACGCTGGTCGTGTTGGAACAGCCACTGTCTTAGGCGCTGGCGCTGGATTGGGTGGCCCGAAAGCTCTTGAAAAGATTGGCAGAGGATTGCGCTACGTTCCCTCAAAGCCTGTGAAGGCGGTGGGACGAGGTGTTCAGGCTTTGGGGCAAGCTCTGGGGACTACTCCAGCCACTAGCAGAATGTTGACAGGCGGTGCGGGGTTTGCTGCTGCTGACGTTGGTGGACAGCTTGCAGAACAAGCGGGATTACCCGGTGTTGTTGGCATGTACGGCGGCGCAAAAGCATTGGAACAAGCACCTAAAGCATTGGGTGCTCTTGGTCGTATGGCTGTGGGTACTACGCAACCAGAAATTACCGCTCTGTCCAAAAAAGCAGAAGATATGGGATTCATTCTGGAGCCAGCACAGTTACGAAAAGACAGGCCTCTTGCTTCTCCAGGGTTTTCTGAAGTTGCAAAAGTTAAGAACGAAAAGATTGCCACCGAATTGGCGACAAAAGCCACGGGCAAACAAACAGAAAACGTCACACCCTCTTTTGTTGGTGGGAGGATGGAAGAGCTTGGTAAAGATTACGATAAGATTTTTAATCGTAACTTCACCATTGATAGCGACTTGGTGAAGACCATTCGTGACATGAAAAATTTTGAGGTGTCTGTTGGCCCCGCTGGTGTTGGTGAAGTCACACGCACCGCTGACAACATCATTCGGCGTTTCAATGATGAAATGATTGCTTCTCAGCAAAAGAATATTGAGAACCGCATAAAACGCATCATGCAAACTCAGCAACGTGGTGGAGTTGAACCAATCACTAGGTTGAAAAAAGATTGGCCCACTATCCGTGATTCTTCAGCACCAGATGCTCCTGTATGGATGGGTGATGTTGAAAAAACAATCAAGGAGTTGTCTGACAACCTGGGCTTGAAGACTACTCCAAAAGTTTGGGCAAGCGCACCCAGACGTGAGGGTTTGTACGGCATGGCAACTGGTGACGGCAATATCGTCATCAACGACAGGCTCAACGTTGAAGGCGCTGTAGCTACTGCGCTGCATGAATTTGGTCATCAGGCTGAATTCCAGTTGTTCATCCATGCTCCCAAAAGCCAGCGTGACGATGTTGTCAGAGCGTTTAATAACCAGATGGCATCAATTCCCGTTGGCTCTAAAACAGTTGAGCAACACAGGCCACTGACTGCTGCAAAGTATCCAGAAGAATCTAGGACAGGTATACCGCAAGCCAGTTTTGAAAAAGGTTATCTGCGCGACTTTTCTGAATGGTTTGCGGAACAAACATCTCGCTGGATTACCACAACTAAACAACCAACTGATACGGTAGAAAAGTTCTTTGCAAAAGTGGCAGATAGCTGGAAAAAGATTTACCAGCGTGTTGTTGGTCACATCCCGCTTGTGTCGGAGGTAGATAAGTTTTTCCGTGCGAACTGGCGTGGTGATTTAATTGAACAAGTTGGCGCAGAAGCTGGCGCTGTGTCTGCCGCTGCTGAACCCGCTATTGCGGAGGGTGTACTGGCAAAAATCAAAGGTGAGGAGTTGCAACGCTTGCGTAGCAATATGCAACGTCTTGCCAGGACTGCCCCCAACGGTGAAGACAGAAATGCTGCCGCTGAGTTTGTGAAGGCATTGGATGAAGGTCTTGGAAGGTATGACCCGTCATCATTGCAAAAACTGCAAGAAACAAACCGCATGTATGCGGCTACATCAGCCTTACGTGACGGTATTGAGCAAGGGTTTATCACTCAGGGTAAGGTGAGCTTGCAAGGTCTAGGCAACTATTTGTCAAAGAACGTGTATGGATACGGTTCTGGAACGACTGCACATCCTCTGTATGAGCTAGGGTATTTAGGTCAAAGGCTTAACATTCGTAGCCGTGCAGAGGGCATGGATTACCCTGGATTTGATGCTACGGCAGCTTTGCTGGGACGTGGCAAACAAGCTGTGTCTACTGTGGTTGGTGGCAGAACTCAGCTTGCAAGAGATTTACAACGGTCTTTATCAGAAAAGGAAGGTCAATGATGGCTACAGAAACCAAAGAGCAACGTCAGGCCCGTGAGGGTGGTGAGAACGAACTGCGTGGTAGCGCAGATGCGATGAAGATTAAGCGCCAGCTTGACCGCAAAGTCACCAAGACCGGGCGCAAGAACAAGCGATGAGCAAGAAAGCCAAGGGCATCAATCCAGAGCTGGAGAAGGCTCTCAACGAGCTTCTAAAGCAGGTCATGGCTGACCCGACTGCCACCATCACAGACAAGATGCGGGTGGCTGACCGTGCCCTGAAGCTGGAAGCCTTGAAGCTCAAAGACTCTGATGGCGATTGGGGTGCAGGGTTTATGGATGTAGATGATGATGAGGATAAGTGATAATATGATTATCCCGACATTAAGGAGTAATCATGGACGGAATCCAAATCATCAAAGTTGCCCTTGCAATCATCACAGACAGGCTTATCAGCATCTTGGCGTTGCTGACCTCGTTTGCCCTGGGGTGTTGGACAATGAGCGAGCCGGAGTGGACAAGAGTTGCAACACTGGGTATATTTGTAGTATTCAGTTTCCTATTGGTAAACATCAAGGAGAGAAGTAATGGACATGATTCCCAAGGTTAAATCTGTGAAGCACACTGCCCAAATCGGCACTGGCATCATTCAAAACAAGCTGTGCGCCCCTGGTGAATTCACCCCTGGCAAGCTCCCCGCTGGTGGTTTCCAAGCTGTGTGGAACTTCAAGAACAACCAGCCTAACGACTACTTCACCCGCAAAGAGTCTCCCACTTCCGGCGGTGGCAAGAAGGTGTACTGATGGCTAATAACATTGCCTTTCAGCCGATGGGGAAAACGTATAAGCTGAATGCGGCTACCACTGTTCAGCAAGTTACGTTGTATTCGGACAGCCCTGTTCAGCAATACATGTTGGTCAACCATGAAACACCCGGCGCACAGTCTCTGGCGGTGTATGTACGCATCTCTACCAGCGCAACTGCTAACGTAGCTTTGCCCACCAACGGCTCCCCCCAATACTCCATCGTTGTGCCGCCAGACTCGGTCATGGTTGTGACTGGCCCACAAGTGACAAACACATCTCCTGTGTATGTGACATTTGTTTCTGAAGCAGATACGCCAGAGGTGTACCTGACTCCAGGAGAAGGCCTGTCGTAAACATGGCAACACCCGAAATTGATTTAGTCAAATACGGCGTACTCTGGCAAAAGGTTCAAGACTATGAGCGCAGGTTTGATGACATGGACAAAAAGATGGACAAGATGGAAGACCAGCTTGCCCACTTGGTTGCCCTTGCAAATCAAGGTCGTGGTGGATTCTGGGCTGGTATGGCTCTTGTGTCTGCTATCTCAAGCGTAATCGGATACTTCTCCAACTTTTTCCACAAGTGAGGAAACCATGAAGTCATACATTCTTGAGCGACTGAAAGAGCCTTCCACCTGGAGAGGCATTACCCTGTTGCTGACAGCCCTGGGTATCCCGCTTGCCCCCGGTGTTGCTGACTTGGTTATCTCTGCTGGTTTGGCAGTCACTGGCTTGATTGGCGCTGTTACCCCTGACGCATGAGCCTGTCGCAAGAGCAAGCTGCATTCTTGCTAGATGCTTGCAAACTCATCCAGTACGCCACATCATGCGGCTGGACTGTGACGGGTGGAGAGTTATCCAGAACTTCTGAGCAACAAGAGATTTATTTCAAACAAGGCAAGACCAAGACCATGCAGAGTAACCATCTGCGCCGTCTTGCCATAGACCTAAACTTCCTCAAGAACGGTCAGCCTGTATGGGATAAAGTACAACTGGCAGACCTGGGTAAATTCTGGGAGTCGCTATCCCCGCTCAACCGCTGGGGTGGTAACTTTAAGTCATTGCCAGATGTGCCCCACTTTGAGAGGAATGTGTGATGGCTAAGAAGAAGTTTCCCAATTTAAGTGTTGGCAGAGGCGAGAAGCTGTCTGTCAAAAAGGGTGGTGGTCTGACTGCAAAAGGCAGAGCCAAGGCCAACAGAGCTACGGGTAGCAACCTCAAGGCTCCCACCAAGTCTGGCCCCCGTCACAAGTCTTTCTGCGCTCGCAGTAAGAGCTGGACAGGGGAACGTGGTAAAGCTGCTCGTAAACGCTGGGGATGCAGATAATGGCATACACACCTAAAGCCCAACGTGGCTTGTACTTCAACATCAACCAACGGCGCAAAGCTGGACTGCCTCCTAAGAGGCGTGGTCAAAAAGGTTATCCGACTAAAGAAGCGTTTCGGAGCTCTGCTGAGACTGCTCGACGCTGACCTTCCGCATCTCGCACTGCAAGTGTGGGCCGTGATAGCCTATGCTCTCAATCTGAAATGCACCCACAAAGCCATACACACTGGCCCACCGCTTCTTGTCATCAAAGTATTCACCCCAGGTATCTGGCGTGATGATGTTGACATGTGTCGGGTCTTGGAAAGCGGCTGCATGTGGGAATGCCGGGGTAGATGAGTAGAACAACCCACCCGGCTTTAGCACCCTCCATATCTCGTTCATCAGGTCTATGAACGGATACTTAGCTTCTTTGTCCACATACACAACCCGTGGGATGTGCTCTATGAAATCAAAGGCAGTGATGTAGTCATAGGAGTTGTCCGGGCACGGGATAGGCTCCCACACAAGGTCAGCTTGCAAGTCTGCTATGGGAAACATATCCAGCCCCATCAAGAAGTCAGACTTGTAGTGGTTGCGTATATTTCTACCGCAACCCAAATCAAGAGAGATTGTCTTCATGGCGCTGGCAGCAAGCCGCCCTCAAACAAGTACGTCCCAAAGTGCCCCAGCACAGCCCAGGGTGCGGCATACACTTTGATGCCATGCTCCCGGCACTTTATGCAGAAATAGTAGTCTTCTGACAATAGGCGCTCTGTCCCCGGCTCAATGCCACAAGCAAAGTATTCAACGATACGGTCTTGCTTGATAGTGCCGTCCAGGAAGGTTACGTCATTGACATAGTTGGGCATAAGGGTAGAGAGCTTCTCCAGCACTTCACGCTTGATGAGCATGAACCCTGTGCCACCGTTCCATATCTCTACAGGCTTGTCAGCAGGTACGGTGACAGCACCTTTGTAGTCCACCAGATTGACCACCAAAGAGCCTGTGCGGGTCTTTAGCTGGTCTGTGGGTACGCCGTCCTTCACCGCTTGCTCAACACCACCCCAGTTGATTTCTTTCTTGGGATACATGCCGCAGATAACATCTACATCAGCCTCCACCATTTTCACAATGTCGGCTGGATTAAAGCGAATATCGGCATCTATGAACATTAAGTGGGTTGCTTCTGGCTTTTGCATAAAGCCGTGTGCCAGTGCGTTCCTGCCTCGCTGGATGAGGCTTTCGTTAAACATGCAGCTAAAGCTCATGTCGTAGTCATGCTGGCGCAGTACCCCTGCGGCGGTCAGCAGTGACTGGGTGAAGTACCCTGTACACATGCCGCCATACATAGGGGTTGCGATAAAGATGTGTGCTTTGCTCATGGTGTTCCTTGTTGGTTAGGTGGCAGACTGTCGGGATAACTCTGGTCTGCCAGCAGAGGCCTAACCCTCAGCTTTGCGCTGAAGTCGCTCCCGGCTGCGAGTCTGTTTTCACAATCTCCATCGCATCCTCAAACCCAGAGGTGTAGGCGATATTCCAGATTTCCTGGAGAGACATGTTCAGAAACTTCTGAGTGTACTCAACGGCTTTACGCCCTTTTTCCAAAGACTTCTGAGATGGTTGAATTTGTTGCTGTGTCACGATATATCCTCAATTCTTAAAACATACTTGTTGGTCTTAGCTGACTTGCGCCAGCCATGCACTTCTATACGGATGCCAGCATCCCGCACATGTTGCACGGTATCTGAATCCTGTATTTTTTTTATCCTGGTAGACACAGCGCTTGCAGTGACTTGTACCGCCAGGATTTCCCCTTTGCGGATGCACAAGAGGTCACACCATCCCCAGAGGTCTTGTCGTATCCTGGCAAACGGATTCCAGTGTTCAACAATTGCGACTAAGTATCCTTGCTCCCGTAGGTACGCAAGACTTCTCTGGGTAGGTGTGACTTTGTTAGCCATCAGAAGGGAATGTCATTGTCATCTTTTCTGACACTGTAGCGAGGCGCAACCTCTGTTGGTCTGCCCTCTTCTAGCTTCTTCTTCTTGAGCCAGTTGTCTTCCTTGACTGCCAGCAAGTTGTAGCCCCGGCTAGTAGGCTTTTGCCACAGTGCCAGCTTCAGCTTCTCGCCAGCTTTGTAGTCCATTTCCAGAACCACAAAGCCTTTGAAGTCTGGCCCTTTGGGTGACTTGCGCTGGGATTCTTCCTCCCAGTAGCACACACCCATGCCGGGTTGTTCTTGATGTGGGTTAGAGGCCATTTCTTTCCTTTCGTAGTGTGTATTTGGCAAAGTCTTTGCCACCTTGAGAAACCATTGAAGTGTGGATTGGGTATCCCTGCCGCCGGAGATATTCGATATGTGCCGCCAACCTGAAGCTGCCATAGTTGTCTAGTGCCTCTCTGGGTGTTAGCGGCCCAATGTTTTCCAAGTGATTCAAAATACTGGCTCGCTGTGTTCCGAACCGGGCGGCAGGGGTTCTGGCTTTGGGACATTGACACTCCCACCAGCCTTGACAATCTCGCCCTTGAGCTTGATGTTGGTAAAGCTATCAAACTGGGTGGTGACAACCACGTTTGTGCCTTTAAGAGCATCCAGCTTCTCAGCCTTTTCAGCATCGCTGAACTTGGGTGAGACAGAGATGCGGTGAACCAAAGAGCAGTAACCCTCTATCCATTCGTCTGTCGTGTGATAGCTTGCATACGGTTTGTCAGAGCCTGGGACGTATAAGTGAAATGCCCCATCTGCCACTTCCACTCCCACATCTTGCGGGACTTCATCAACACGTTCTGCTGTTCCCATATCCACCGTCTGGCGGGGTTGAAAGTCTTGTACTTCTTCGGGTGTGTATACGCCAACAACGCAACCCGGATAGACCGCCCGAATACCCTCCGATAGACACCTTGCTCTAAGCATTGCACGTGGATAGTTTTTCCAGTTGTCCTTACCAGCGATACCAATTTGTTTCGCCTGGGAGAGCGTCCAAGTGACCTCAAGCGAACCTCCCGCAGGGTGGCTAAATACTCCAGAAACTTCTGCATCTGTATACACCTTCCATTCAACTTTTCCACCAGCTTGCTGGAACCTTGCCAGCATCGCATCTGCTTTCAGAGCCGGACGGCCCTGGATGACATGGAAATCCCGCATGGCTATTGCCGGGTGCAAGTTCTCAGCTTGGCACAGCAACATGATTGCCATAGCCTCTTGTGGGTTCTTGAACCCGAACATCTTGCTGGTGGCAGCAACCTCTGCCATCTTCTGAATGTCCGCAAGCGGAACGATATTGCTCATATTAATTTCTCCACAAGGGTTATGGTTAGTTCAATCAGGGAACAGAAAGCCATGATGTAAATGCTAAGGTTGGTCATTCTTGACCTCCCTGGCCTTCATCATTGCGTCTGCTTGTTTAAATGCTGCGTTTGCCGTTTCACTAAAGTCCATGTCTTGTCGCCAGTCTGGGTCTGACAAGAGTCCTTGCATAGCAAAACCAGCAAATATGTCACGCAGGTCAGCGCCCTCTGCCATCGTGGTGTTACCAGTGGTGGGGTGTTTGTGAATAAAGGGATAGGCTTTCATTCTTCTTTCTCCAGTGGTACATCACGCCATTCGCCTTGCGTTTTACCCGCAACCATGTCAATGATGTTTCGCTCTGGCTCCCACCATTGCTGAAGAACACGAATCTTTAATGGCATTACAAAATGCTCACCATTGCGTGAATGACTTTCGCGCTCAACAAAACGTAATTTTGATGTTGGTTGCATAGTCACCCCTTCACCAAAAAGCGGCGTGAGCCTGGGACGTTGACCACAAACTTCTCGTAAATCTCCGGCATGGCTTGCTGAAACAGCTTGCTATCAAACTTTTCAGAATACTTGGCGTTCTTCCAGGTAGCCAGCACAGACCCGTCAAAAGTCGCCAACTGGTTGCACTCACCCATGTAGCCTTGGATAAGGGTCTGCAAGGCGCTTTCCTGGGCCTCTAGAGCCTTGATTTGACCCTTGACAATGGTTAGGGTGCGGCAAGCCTCTTCAACGCTTCTGGAGGCCATTTTGGTGTTGTCCAGCCCCGTGGGGTATATCAGTCGTGCCTGTTCGGGAGTTTCGGGGGGAAGAGTTGTTCCGGCGGCAACATGTCCCCAATACCCAGCCATTTCCTTAATGAGCGCTTCTTTCTGTTCGTCTGTGATTTCAAACGGAATAAGCACAAACTCTTGACCACCAAAAAGCACAGCCAGATAAATTTTCCGTACGCCGTATACCGCCGCCTCGTGGATAAGCTGTGCCATGTCAGGAGCAGGGACAAGGCCGCATTCATCAAACTTAGCTCGCACCGCAGCGTTATAGTTTTTACACTCAACCAGGATGGTTTCGCCATTCAATTTCCCGTGATAGTCAAAGTGTGATTTAAGCCAAGGGTGTTTGGGATGCGTGAGAGCTTCCTCAATCTTCTCCAGCCGCACCCCCAGTTTCTCGCTGGCAAGGTTGGCAATGACAGGCTCCATCACATGACCCATCTGCACAGCTTCGATGCCGGACAGGTCTGGAATGTCCATCTTGCCCTGCTTTGTCAGGATGACCTCGTTGGCTTTGCCGGATGCTGCACGGCGGGAGTCGCCTGACCACCATGCGCTGTTACGTGTTTCTGGTGAGAAATCAGACATTGCTGGCCTCCTTCTCTTCAAACAGATTTGCATCAGGGCCGCAGGGCTTGGTAGAGCAGCGTTGTATGGCGCAGAAGGGCAAGGTATCAAGAGGAACGATAAGCCCCGTTACGAGGCTTGTAGCACGTATGACGGTGCATCTGCCAACCTCTGGGTTGATGGAGTGCTTCTCCATCGCAAAATGTTTGCAATCAATACAGAATTTCATTTGGAACTTCCTTTACTAGGTTAGGTGAGGACTTGATTATACATGGATTAGATTAGTGCATATAGGTGTTTACCCTCCTGTCTCTATTTTCAAACATGAAGTGATGCCGGAGTCTGAGTTTGCGTAGGTTCATTGTGTGCCTCATTTTCTGCAACTAGAGCATTTGGTTAAGATTGTGAACACTGGTCGCTTGCAGTACACGCAATACGATTGATAGCCTTTCACATCACACCCCGCATTTCCCAACCCAAGAGGAAGTAGTTCCACCGCCCCTGCATTGCGGCGTTGACATACCTGCCC